TGGGTAACTGGCCTCATGTTATTCATGAACCCTGACATAGTGCTAGGCGCGGCAGCTTGTGCCGGAGCGGCTGCCGGAGTGAGTGCGGCGGAGGGGGCAGTCAATCCAGTCGCACCGGCCCCGAGCGTCAATCCGGTTTCACCGCCTGCGCTCAATGCCAGCCCCTGCCCTGCGGCTCCTGCGGCGGCTTCCGTGGCCGCGAGTTGGGGAGCAATCAACCCGCCCCCCAATCCAAGACCGGCCCCGAGCAATGCGCCTTTCATCGGATTTTTCTTGCTCAGTAACCCACCAGCCGCAGCCCCTATCATTGGCCCCCAGATCAAAGCGTCGTCTAGCCCGAACATCATTTGCCCCCTGAGTCTTGGCTACTGGTCGTTGTTGAAGACCCGCCGAGGTTGGAATTAAAAACACCCGCCATCGCTGCGAGCTGCCGATACGGAAGATTCTGTTCTTCCTGAAACTGTTGATATGCAAAATCCCTGAGTTGTTGCTCCTGATCCTGCATCGTTTGCCCTGCGTTCATGAGTTGGGCGGCGTCTTGATAGGCAAGATTACCAAAAGTAGGAGCCATGCCGATGGCCTGCATTTGGTTTGCCCTGTCCTGTTGGTAGGCATTGCCGTACATATTCGTTGCGACGTTGCCGAGCTGTCTTGCAAAGGCTTCTTGTTGCCCTGAATTTCCGAACGAACCTGAATTGATCGCGGAAGTATTGAAGTTCGACCGTACCGAGTCTTGCGCTTGTTGAACCATTGAATCAAGGTACGGGTTGGACGTACCGGAGATCATCTGATTCAGGCTGTTTTCTGCATTGTCAATTGTGGGCGATCCCATCAGCGCACGATTGACAATCCCTGTTATCCCGGTGTTTTGAAGAGCATTCAAATCTGCGTATCGTTGCCCGCTATACGGGGTGTAATTCTGCCCTGACAGGTTGATGGCCTTCCCTGTGTAAGCCGTCGCCAGAGGCTTTAATTCTTCGGGAATGTTTTGGACGGTCGTCGCCGAACCGCCACCCCCACCACCCCCGCCATCGCCATAAATGCGTTTGTGGCCATCAATGCGTGTGGNGCTATCGCCGAAAGNCNCGCCGAATTGTTCAAGTTGTCGTCTGCTATACATTTAGACCACCACTTCAAGAGTTGTATAAACTGGCTGNAATCCAGCCTTCATGCGGTATAACCGCGCCTGCGNNTCCTTGGCGCAGCANCGAATACGCGAACACCCGAGGTCTTTGGCAATCGCTTTCAAGGCGTCAAGGAATTGCTCGAAATGCGCGTTATGTGCNACCAAATTCGTTATGTGCAANACGCGCACATTCGGGAATTGGTCTATTTTGAACACGCCCCACCCTACCGTCCCGGTGTCCGTATCCATTCTGACAAGCTGCCTTTCGCCCTTGGAAATGACAAGCTTTAACTGGTCTATCGTGCATTCCTCTGAGCAGGCTTCAGAAAGCTGTGACGCTCCGTCACGCCATGCAAAATCGACATGACGCGCAGGAATCGTGACAAGAATCATGCGACCCTTTGCTTAACCGCCGAGGCGGTTCTATAGAACCCTCCGATTGGGATTCCACCGGTAGCCGCAGCAGCATCATCGGCATACTCGGTAAGGGTAGTGCCGAATATTTCAATCAGGGCATTCAGTTGCAAAGCGTGTTCCCTAAGTGTTAAATACGTTCCGCGATCCTGTATCCCCCTCGGGTCGTAGGGAACCTTTTTCATTCGTCGCTGGCTTTCTCGAACTTGGCGTCCATGCCGGTGATTTCCATGTCGCCGGTGAAATTCATCATTCCTTTGTGCCAGCGCGCCGCCCACAGAACATCGAACTTGTTGCCGTCCATCGTGGACAAGCTCCCAGCAGTATAGGAATCGCCGCTTTCTTCCTTGTAATAGTGCTGGAATGTGGCGGTTGTTGGGGATGTCGTAAAACGGGCCTTGACGCGCTTCAGCAACACAAAAGCATGGTCGTCACCCACGTCCCCAGTCGTCAGACTGGAAGATGCAGATGCCCCGGTGAAGTGTTGAATCTGATGCGAGGTATTGACGAAAGCAAACAGTCTTGAGGACGCCTGCCAGAATGGAGAATCCAGCGGCACGGCAGGAAGTCCTTCGATGGTCGAGGAGTACGAATCCAACCCATCTATAGTGGTTGAGGCGGTGACGTATTCAAGAGATGTTTCGATGTTTTGTGTAACCCGCCCCCATTTCTTCGACTGGACGTGATAGACAAGTGCTTTATTTAGAGTGCTTGATCCGACAGAAGGATAAAATACCCAAACCAGATTTCTGGCCTTGTCGTAATTGCACTCGACTTTGTACTTGTAGGATGGGTTGCATTCTTCCTGAAACCATTCCTTGAGTACATTGTCTCCAATCGGAACGGCGGCTTGTCCGTTGAACAGCCAGAAGTTGTCGTCCCCGACGACAAAATGCGTTCCGTCCAAATCCGCCCAAGCCTTTTGTCCCACGCACCCGGCAGACCCTCCGATGATCTGCCGCCAGTCCCAAATATCCGGTGCACCGACATAGCTCCCGAGGTAAATGGCCCGGTTCTTGTAGGCTACCGCAAACTCCCCCATCCTTCCGCCGGCTGTCAGTTCTCCGGGGGCGGAAACCAATCTCCCCGAAGCAGACTGGGTAGTCACGGACTCGGCCCAATCTGTATCGTCGTAGGCAGCGCAGCAATGCCATTGATCTACCGACGTATCGGTGTTCAAGGCCATGACGAACGCCCCGACGGAGAAGATTATTTTTGCTACAGGTGCCCCGACTATTGCCGAAAACGTCGTAGACGTGGATCGCATGATGGCGTCGGCATCATTCGCAGCCAAAGTCGCATCCCCGAATTGGGCAAAGGAATATTGGGTATCCGTCCCACCGGTCAGACTGCCTATCCGGCTCGTCCATGATCCTCCGGAGAGTTCATAAATGTCCGTTGCCGTCCCGGCAAAGGTGCGCCGCGTGCCGTCCAATTTCGTGGCAATGACGGCTCCTTTACAAGCAGCAGCAAGGGCAGGAACCCCAGTGGGAGTCTGCGCCGACCCAAGTCCAGCCATTCCTTTTAGCGTAGGGATGAGGTTTTCGCAGTCGGTCAAGATTCCAGGTGTTACCGGATCAGCATCCGGGGCAAAACCGGCTATCGGGATCATGCGGCGCGAATCTGCAAGGCGTTGCCGTAACCCCGCATCTTGTGATGGTTGGCAATCATCCCTAGAGCGGAGTCATAGGCCGACACCCATCCCGACGGATCGCCCTTGACGTACAAGGTCGCCTCAATCAAAGAACCGTACAGGTACGCATCTGAAAGGGTCGGAAAGAGTTCGTTCGTTGTATTGGAATCCGACAAGGCCGTTGGTTGAAGGTAGTAGTTCAGTACCACGTCCGTATTCCCGGCGTCGGGGGATAGTTGGATATTCGCCCCGACGATGGAATATGCCTTACCATTCCCTGAAAGGCCGTAAGCCGATTTCAGCACGGACAAGGGAACGTCCAGAATTTCCTCGTTCGGAGATGTAGCAGAGACCAGCGAACGGATGGAAAAGTAATTGGCAGGCAAAGCTGCGACATTTGACGATGGGGTGAGCGTGGAAGACGACTCAATCAGATAATGTCCACCCCGTTTGATGAGGTCGCGGAGAATCCGCTTTTCTGCCAGGGTAATGAAGTCGGGAATGACGGACGTGAGATCGCCGCGATGCATCCAAGAGGCCACCGCAGTTTTGAGATCGCTATAGGTCGACAACGCCATTTATGACTCCTAACCATTCTTGGGCTATTGTTTCTGGTGAATAACGGTCGCGGATGTAGTCTTGCGCCGCCAAGATTGATTGCTTCGCCGCTTCTGGATAATCCAGCACCATTTCTATGTGTTCAGGTATATCACCAAGCGGCATGAATTTGTCAAACTGCTCGTAGGACGGGAGATGTTCCGCGCATACATATCTACCCCTTCTGATTGCCTCTACCATCCTATTTTCTGACTTCGCCTTCTTCTCCCCTGTCGGGATGATAACGATGCACGGCTCCGTGATAGCCATAGAGAAGGCTTGCGGCGTCCATTCCGGGTATCCCGGATAGTTCGACAGGACAAGGAGCGGGTACTTTAACTGCGGTATGATTCTCAACAGGTCTTTCATGTTGCTGCAATGCCCGTACCATAGCAATTTTGCCCCAATCTGCGGGAGCCGTTCCGGGGATTCGTAAGGCTCCTTGACGACGAACGCATCTCGCCCCGTTTCGCGTTTGATGATGTCGCGCATGACCTCTGAATTGCAAGTGATGGCGTCGGCTATCTCTGCGTGACGAAAATAGTAATCCTTGAGGTTTTCCCTATGAAAATGGTCGTCGCAGATATCGAATATGCGCTTGCCAAATGGGCTGAGTGCGGATTCCTGCAACCAATGCTTCCCGTAGATCAGGACATCCTTGCCACGTTCTATGCCAAGTTTCTCAAGCTCCCTTTGTGGGATGCTGGCGCGTAATCTCGACGAAGCTATAACGTCGTCGTATTCTGCAAAAGTGACTTTCACTTTTTCTTGACTCGCGGAGCTAGTGGGACAACATCAAGGTTTATGTCGCCTCGTTTTTGCACAATCCACCCTACTGAAACCCGCCCAAGTTCCGTGTATTCAGCATTGTGGTAAATGGTCTTGATCTGCTCTTCTGTAAGTCTGATATAGTCGTGCGGATAGCCGTGGTAGCCCTTTTGAAGGGAAGCCATCGTGATCAACAACCATCCGTCATTCTTGACCAAATCCCACGTTACGCGACAAAAAGCTTTCCAGTCCTCGACGTGTTCAAGCGTATTGGCCGAAATGCATGCATCGAAATAACCATGGGGGTAATATTTCGGCAGGTCTTTCACGTCGCAAACCAGATCAACGCACTTGCCCGGACGCATATCAACCCCTACCGTTACATCCACCACGCTACGGACTGTGCCGTTTTCGTCCTTCGCCCCGACTTCAAGAAGCTTCCCGACTAGTTTGTCTTTATGCTTCTGGATAAAATCAAGGTTGAATTGATCCACGCTTCTTCCCGCTCACCCTGATATCCCTGACTTTTGCGTGATATTGTGGTTCTTCGTATGACACATCTTCAAACCCAGATTCACGAAGAATATGCATAAGTTCCTGGACGAAAAAGCACCACTTATGCACCATCGTCGGCTCTTCGTAACCGGGGTCTCCGTAGAGCGCCCATAGCGTCATTTGCTCATTGATGGGCTTTTTTTGTGAAATGAAGTGATTGAACAAACCGATCACTTTGTCCATGCACGGAACTTCAATCACCAATAACCCGCCAGGCTTAAGAATTCTCGCCCACTCAGCTACGACTTTTTCAGTCTCCCACCTGTAGAAATGTTCCAATACGTGTATCGCAAATGCGCTGTCCGCATAGTCATTTTCTAGCGGGATGGCCCTTAAATCACATTCGATATCCGGCTTCTTTCCAGACCAGTTGGATGGGAAGTCGATATTCACGAACCCCGGCCAGATTTTCTTCCCGCACCCGAGGTTAAGGTGGATCCCTTCCGGCAACTTCGGCGGGGTTTGGTTGGCGACTATAGGCATACGGTCTTGATCAAGTCGCGCCAGCTTTGCCCCGGCTGCTGTTGATAGAGTTTTGCAGACTTGGCCCACACATACGAACCATCTTTGGCAGGTTCGTATCTCCATTGCTTCTTGATTGGCACCAGAATGTGCGCAGGGACGCCCAAACCATTGGCGCAATGGATAGCTGTGGTATTGACCCCCACAACCCCGTCAAGGGCCGCTATAAGGGCCGCTATCAGGTCGTAATCCTGCCCCTGTGTAGCCCACGGGAATTCCTTGATGCGCGGGTTATTGACCCTGCCCTTGTAGTCCAGGGACACAAAATCGGCATTCAGGCTCAAAAGCGGCGAAAAGTCTTCGGGTTCTATCTTCCTCCATGTTTCCCCGGTGATTTTCGATCCGCCGTGCAGGCAAAGGCCATAAACTGGCCTGCCGTAGGACTGGAATAGACCTTTCCACATCCTAACAAGCTCAGGATCGGCCTTCAGATACGGCGTGCCGGGAAATTCTTCATCGGAATTGCGATAAAACCGCGGCAGAGACGACATCGCGCAGCGTGCTTCAATTTTTGCCGTCTCCAGCCATGCTGGATGCTGTTTTTTGCGTGTTCCATGCACTATTGCTTGAGGGAAGGAGCGTTTGAACAGCTTTTCTAGCCTCGGATCGCAGTCAATAATCACCTTTTTGCTATCTCGAATAGCGTCTGGGATCACAGAGGCATAATTTATTTCATCTCCAAGCCCCTGTTCGCCATAGATCACTACCGCCTTACCCGGCGAGCCGTCCCACCGTGGTTCGTCGCCATAAACCCATTCTTGTCGGTACTGGTCTCCGAGGGTCAAATCCCAATATTGCCACCCGCGTTTCCAGTCGTGCTTGGCCAAGCAGGTATGCGCCAAGTTCTTTAGCGGCATGTCCGACTTGGGGTCGATCTCGCGGGCCATTTCACAGGCTTTTTCCGCTTCGTCCCATTTGGCTTCTTCAATCAGTACAGCGGCCAGATTGACGTAAGCCTTGATGTATTTCGGATCAACTTCAATGGCCTTCATGTAGGCCGCTTTTGCTTCTTCGTTCCTGAGTAATTCATGCGCTGCAAGGCCGAAATTGCACCAGATCGGCGCAACATTCACCTTTTCTTGCAATGCCCGCCTCAAATACTGATAGGCTAGGTGAAAGTTTCGTGTTTCAAGATGGATCAGCCCGGTAAAGTTCAACGCAATGGCGTCGTTCGGGTCGTGTTCCAAAAGCGTTTGCAATAGCCCAATGGCTTGCTCAAGTTCATTGTTCTGGATCAGGGTGTAGCAGGTCTTGTGAATCTCTCTTACTTCACTCTCTTTTAGCAATGCCGCTTCTCCGTTGCCTTCAAAAAGGGGTATTCCGCGTTGATGATCTTTAGAATGTCCTTCATGTGATCCTTGTTATGCAGGCTCAGCCCCCTACGCATAAGCTCAAGTTCAACCACTTCAGGAATAGAGCAATAGTACCACCACTCTTCCTTGATGCCTTTTGCGCTAATTGATGGGTCGTTGCGAATTGCCTGCATTCGATCAAGGAATGCGCTTACGTCTTGAGTCGTCGTAATCGCTACTTGATCGGTGATTGGATCATAGTCGAAGTACTCTTTTACCCCAGTGTCGGGGTTGATATCAAATAGAATTGGCATGGGTAAAAAACCGGGGGATTGCTCCCCCGGTAAAAGTTGAAACGATCAGACGCCTACGCCGCCCACAGTAGCGTGAGCATCGCGGCAGTCGCAGACGAGGCCGTATTCGACCGTGAGCAGGTAACGCTCGCTGTCGCCCGTCTTCGCCATCTTCTCTTTCTTGATGCCGTCCAGGTATGCGACCGAGATGTAATCCGGGTCGATACAGAACACCGCTGCGTCGCGCTGGTAGCGATTGAGCTTGACGGTGTGGTTGCCATAGCTGGACACATAC